TCACCCTTTCTAGTTTTTCTTGATATAACATTTAGTAAGTCAATAACATCAGCATCTTTTGCTCCGAAGTCATTTCCTATTTCAATACCAAACTTTCTTGCAATATTCTTTAAGAACTCTACAATTACATTCTTAGATGGTTTATCAAGTTGTCTATACTCAGACGAAAGAATACCTACTAACTCTGCTAATCTTTCTTCGTTTTGAAATTCTCCTTCATAACTTTTAGCAAAGGCTTCAATTCTTTTTCCAAGTGCACTATCCTTTGGTACAACTTTTTGTACAGACAATACCATTTGCTCTGCTGCTCTTGCAATTGCAGGGTCAGTCTTAACCTTCTCCATTAAAACTGCGTGGAATATTTCGTGTGGTACTGTAGTTTTTGTAGCCTTAGATAAGTTAATATGAATAGTAGTGTTGTCAGGGTTATACTCTGCTCTACCGTCACCAAGCTTTGCGTACTTTAAATACTGCTCATTAGTTTCGTGCATTACTATTCTAACATTAGGCAATACTTTTGATATAGCTTTTGCTCCAAGGTCAGCTATTTTAATTACACTACTTCTAAATGGATTAGTATTTTTAGAACCATCCTCGCTTCTGTTTAAAGCAATGTTTTGTCCTTTTACTTCAGAACTATCTTCTGTTTCATTAAAGAATGAATCAATATCACTTTGCTCTTCAACCGTTACATTGCCCGGTTTGTTAATGGATTGGTCATCAACTACCTTACCATCTTGGAACTCATTGATTTTTTGCTCTGATGTTTTATCTTGTTGTTGTTGGGTATTAACTTCACCAACTAATCCTGCTAGTCTATCATTAACTCTATTCAGTAAATCTTGTTTCGGTTTAGACAGTACATCATCTTCACTTTTAATTTGCGATTCAAGAGATTCTTTTTGAAAGATTAATTGTAAAGCTTCTTTTCTTTGGTTGGTGTTGTAATCACTAGGTATTCTTGGTAGTATACCTTGTAGTCTTTTTACCAAAGCTAATTCTTCTTGTGCTTCCTTTTTTGTTTTAGGGTCATTTGAATCAGCTATTTTTTGTTTAAGTTTTGTAACGTACATCTTAGTGTAGTTCTCATCTTTTGTCATAAACTCAAACATCTCGTATATCCTGTTGTCAAGCTTTTGTACTTGCAATCCTGATACTGCATTGGCAACTCCACCCGGTGTACCTAATATGAAACCACCTATGGCTTCTTGCATACCTGCTCTGTTTACCTGAGTAATCCAATCTTTCCAAGTTTCAGGAGTTCTAAACATATCCTTACCCTTGACATCATTGTAAATATCTTTTATAGTTAACTCTGCTGCTTCTTGTAATGCACCTGTTTCGTATTCTGCCAACCCACCTGCACCAACAGTAAGAAGTCCTCTCCCTATCATTGATTCTACATCTTGTCTAATAAACTCTCCAAATGATTTTGCAGTTGTGTTTTTTGTAGACTTCCTTAATGCTCTGCTAACAACACCATTTAATAAACCCTTTTGACCAATCACGTTTCTAAAACCAATTGCTTCTAGAGTACCTACTGCTACACCAATAGGAACTGCAACCATAGATTTTTCACTTTCAGTTACATTATCGAATGCTGCATTCTCCTCCATCTCTTCATAAACGTGGTCTGTTACCTGAGCATACATCTGTGCAGTACGTTGTGCCCATCCTGCCGGACTACTACCACCTATCATAGCAGGTAATGATTCTGTTAAACCAAGTAATGCACCACCCCAAAATCCCTCTTTAGCAGTATCACTCCATTGTTTGGTGGTATTATCACTACCCAATACTTCTCTCATTCCTCTACGACCTGCATCTAACATTCCTAATGTTACATCGGTTCCTTGAGCAGTTGAAGAGAATGGGTTTCTATATCTACCTTCTACTGCTTGGTCATAACTTTCAAACTCTTTTATACCTTTACGGACTAGGTCCATAACCTTTGCGTTTGCTTTGTCAAATTCAGTTTCTTCTACAATAGGTATACTGTACGCAGCTTTTCCTAGTCTAAGTGCTAGTGCAGTTTGCAATAAAGTTTGTCCAAGAAACTTAGAATCATTTGTATCACCACCAAGTTCTTTTATAAGGTCTTCTTTACTTAAATCATAAACACTAGGAAAGGTTTCAATTGGTATCATCTTTGGTGTACCCAACTCAGGGTCCAACACTTCTACCATACCATTTTTAATTTTGCTTTCCGGATAAGTTTCTCTAAACTTACCTTCTTCAAAAGAACCATTTTCTAATGCAACCCTAGCTATTTCAGATTTATAATCCCTCTCACCCATACCTCTATTAGGTGTGAAGTAAGTAGCAGCATCAGTCATTACGTTCATTGCCGTAGTTCCAAACCTAGCACTACCATCTAGTAATGCATTAACGAATGCACCACCCGGTGCACCTTGTTCAGAAGCCATCTCATAATACTCACCTGCCATTTGGTCAAGCTTGGCTCCCTTTCTTTCAAAGTCTTGATTTTGTTTTTTTAAATCTTCTAATACTTTATTGGAAGCTTCTTTCGCTGAAACCCATTGTTCAAAGTTTGCCTTCAGAACAGGGTCAGAATTTAACTGTTCTTTAGTTACATTGGAAAAGTTCTTTTTATATAGATTGTCTAACTTGTTTTTATATAAGGCATACTCTTTTAAGTCAGACTCAAACTTTTTTGATTCTTCATTAAAAGCTTTTACTGTATTGATAATTTGTTCTTCATTATCAATCTTTCTTTTGTTCTCAATAATAGCAGTAGATTGGTCTATGATGATTTGGTTCTCTGCTCTATTTTCTTTTAAGAATTTTTGTAAAGCTTCAGCCTCTCCTTTTTCTCCCCAAAACGGGTCAAGGTTGGTATAGTGTTCATTGCCATTTGCAGCCTTAACTTTCATACCATCCCCTATTCCTGTTTCAGCAAAGGTGAATCCATAATCATTAAACTGATAATTTAGTTTTGGAACTACATACTCTTCTTCATAATCTATGAGGTCTGCATTAACACCTGCTAGTGACTCATCAAAAAAGTTAGCAGGTTGCTCATCTAAAAGAGTACCATCATAAGGATTTTTTTCAACCTCTATCGGAGTACCATCTTCCGATAAAGAATCTGATTCGGGAGAAGGAACAAAGGATTCCGGAGTATTCGGAAGTGCGAACTCTTCGGATACCAAACTTTCGGGTTCGTCTTTTTTTTTTACTTGCTCTACTGCTTCACTAACCATTGCATCTCCACCTACGGCTCCACCAAAACCAACTAGAGTTTTGAATTGTTCCACATCTTTTGTGTAGCCATCGTTTTGTGCAAGACCATACATTTGATTTATTGCATTCTCGTTCTCACTCATTAATTGTTTGAAGTCATCAAACGACTTAGAGTAACCATCGCCTTGTGCAAGAACATATAGTTGTTGTAATGCTTTTTCGTTCATCCTTAGTTTTAATTAAAAGTCAGACATTCCACCACCACCGGAGTTTCCTTTACCCGATGCTTCAAAATTCTTAGCTGCATCTTCAGTTCCGTTGGAGATAACCCAATCCCTTAACACTTGTGCATCAGAGTAATCACTACCTGCACCATAGTTAGTATAGAACTTTTGTTTTGCTCCATTAGGTGCAGTAATTTCTACTACATTGTATCCACTATTTGGAATTGTAACAGTAAATCCAAGTGCACCAAAATCTGCTGAGAAATCTGCAGCAAATTTGTCATCAGTCTTATTAGTTATATAATTACCTGTAACCTTGCTACCTATGTACTTATTAGCTTTGTCTTGAGGTGAAACTTTCTTATCAAGTTGTACTCCTGTTCCCGTTGGGTCTAGATAATTCCAATCGTCACCCATATTGCTATATCCACCTGCTGCTTTCTCAATATCTCTAGGGTCAGTCACACCGTGAATTGCTACACCTGCTAGTGCCCAATCTTCTTGAGTAGGTTCAGTACCTGCTTTAGCTATGAATATACCATTGTCCCCGGTTTTGTTTTTTCTATCATCAAGATAAGTAACCTCAAGCCTTGAGTCGCCATTACTATCAGTAATAAACTTCATATTTGTTATTCCCTTAGCTTCAGTTGCAGGGTCTTTAAGTATAGCATCTAGTATGTTTTCTCTTTGTCCTACATCAGTTTGTTTGAATACATTCATCCATTGAGTTACTGCTGATTTTTCATCTTTATTTTTATCACCTCTGTTATAAACATATTCAGGTGCATATCCATCTCTCTTACCTTCTTTCTCTCTAAAGACTGCTTCTTGTTTCTCAGTATAATTTAAGCCTATATCTATTTGTGATTCAAATGCTCTTTCAGCAATAGCTAATTGGTCATCTGTTAATTGAAACTTAGGATTACCATTTTCAGTTGTTACTAAAATAACTTTTGCTTTTTCCTCATCAGACAATGCATCATAGTCTGCCTGAGTTTTACCTTCAGCATCTCCAAGAATATAAGTATCATATCCACCAACGTGGTCAAATAACATTGAAGCTGCATTAGTTCCACTTGCTTCAGGAGATAGCTGAGATTTCACATAATTCATTTGTGCCTCTCTGTATAAGCTGAGGGTTTTTAAATCTGCAACATCAACCCCTGTTAAGGATGACATTTGTGCGAGTTGGTCATCTGTTAGTTCTGACATAGAACCACCCGGTCTTAATTTTTGTGTTACATCACTAATAGTAATTAACACATCAGCAGTTAATTTATTTCCTACATCTTCAAATGCTGCTCTCTCATCTTTACCTAGTGACTTCAACCACTTATCAGATGCACCCATCATATCAAATTCTCTAGTGTCTGACTTTAATCTTTTTTGTAATGCAAATGCAGTAGTTGAACTTTTTAATTTACCGTCTGCATCCATAACTCCAATACCCATCATCCCTGTATCAGGATTTATAGTTACCTCGTGGTTTGCTAAGTTACCTAATCCCTCAATAGAAGCCATAAGTTCTGCTTCTAATCCTGACAGTCTTTCACCCGGAGGTGTGCCATCTGCCATAAGTTCCATTTTTCTTGCATACTCATCTTGATAACCTTGTGCCAAACCATATAGTTGGTCTGTTCCGTCAACAAGATTTTGTTGCATTATGGTATATCTTTTAGGGTCAAGCTGACCTGACTTTAATAAGGTCAGTTGCATCAATGCTTGTTTCTGTAGTTTGTCTGCACCATCTAATGCAAATGTATTAGCTAAACCAAAATCACCTTGAGGTGTGTTATTTAATACTTCTTGATATGCTCTAGATGCATCATCTATTGCTTTCTTTTTTTCTCCTCTTACTCGTACCTCTTCCTGCAGAACATTAGAAAAATTCTTTCCAACCTCTGCCCAATTTATTTGGTCTTCTACTTTTCGTTCAACGTATTTATATGCAGTCATCTATTATTGGTTTAAGATATTAAAAGGGTCGTTATATGAGTTTATATAACTATCACTCTGAAACAACATTGATTGTTGTGCCGGAGTCATCCCTTTTTTGAATTGTCTAAACTGCTTATTATTTAAACTATTTAGGTCACTAAAATTTGTTAAGTTACCTAGAGAACCATCACCTTGCTTGTTGAACGCAGCTACATCTAAGCCTGTTACACCACCTGCTGCTGACCTTTGGTTTGCAGTTCTTTGTGGAAATAGTGGAGCCAATTGTATTGCAGATTGTGCTGCAGCTACCGTGGATTGAATACCTTGTTGTTTCGCTGCTTCTGCTCTTGCTTGTGCATCTGCTGCTTTTTGTTGATTACCTGCAACCTCTTCTAAATCTAAAGCCACATCTAAATCTCTTAGTCTTCCTTCTTCCTCTAATACTGCATTTTCAATATTAGTTAATTCATCAGCCATAGCAGTTCTTACCCCTGCTTGTCCTTGTTGTTGTGCAGCATATACTCTACCTGCAGTTGCTGCAGAACCTCTTTCACTTTCAATACCTGCTTCTGTTGCCTGTGCACCTGCACTAAGTAGTGCTTCTCTTTCTAAATCGTAAGCTTCTTTTTTTACAGACATTTGTTCTGCAAAGTTTACATCTAATTTTTTTCTAGCCTGACTCATTGCCTTGGCTGCATCTTGTTCAGCTTGTGCTTGAAGTTTTTTTTGTTTCGAGGCTTGAGAAAAAGATGCACCTGCACTAACTCCTGCTATAACCAAACCTCCTATTGCTGCCGTTGCTACTGCCATATTATAATATTTTTATCATTTCTTGTGTATATGAATCTGCCTTTTGATAACCTAATGTTTCATATGTGTCTTGTAGTGCTTTATGTTTAATTAAAGCATAACAATATTTAGCATCTAAATTCTTACACAAATTAGTTAATGTTTCTATTAACAACCCTATGGCATTAGTTCTATGTGGCTTCTTCCTGTATTCTTTATTAGATACAATCCAATCTACCCAAGCCACTTTAGAGTTAGTCATATAAACAAATCCTGCACATATTGGTGTGCCGTCTTCGTCTAGTATCATCATACCACCTTTACCATTGTCAGGAAGAAAATCTCTTGTTGGTGCTTTCCACCCCCAATCTTTCCACCATTTTACAAGGTAGGTATCATAATCGTCTAATTCAAGTGGTCTAACGTCAAAAGTCATTATACTTCACAAAGATACTAAAATTAAGGGAATGATTTCATTACTTCACTTTCAACTGCAAACAGTTCTACTTTACTAGTATTGTTGTTGATGAGGCTGAATACTGCATAGTGTCCTAATATTCCGTGAGATTCTGCAACTGAATTTTTAATATATAAAATATACTCTGTTCCGGTTGGTGGAACTTGAGCACCTAATATATTCGTAGCTACTACAATCTCATTAATACCATTAGGTATATCAATGTTTGTAGAAATAATTTGACCCATCAGTTGTGGTGTTGTTCCAAAGTAAAGCATATCACCTATACTTATAATACTCCCAATAGATACACTAGTAGAAAACCTAACTATGTTTTGCCCTGCTTGTGGAGCATCAATAAGAATATTGGAACTCGTAGCAATACCATTTAATGAACGTAGTGCATATTGATTTGCATTTGCAGGACTAGCAAATGTCTGACCTGAGTTTCTTATAAAAGCAAAATAGGCTTGTTCTTTTTTCTCATAGTAATCTGCATCTATAAACCCTGTGTCTTGTAAATCACTTTTAACTGTAGTTGTCCAAGTGTCATCACCTTCAAGATTTATAGTTTTAAATAACTTGTTCTCTAATGGTTGCTCATTAAAAACAGACTCAACTTTAGCAGGGTAATTAACACCATAGTATTGGTTTCTAGTTTCGTTAGTATTATGACGAAACACATTACCTCCTTTGAACGTATAAAAATAATTATTCATACCTATCATCCAATCAGGATTATAGGAATAAAAAGATGGAAATCCTTTTACACCACTATCATAACTTAGTGTATAATTTGCATTTTTAGTTACTTGATTACTCATATATTATTTTTTTTATGGACAATGAACTGTATCAGTACAATCATAATCTATGAATCCTTCTTGTACTGCATTTGTATATGTTCCTGAACCCATATTAGTTATAGTTCCACAATAAACTTGTGTTTCTATTTGGAATGTTGTTTGATTAATTCTTTTGTATTGAATTACTTCTCCCACACTATTTGTACCAAACCTATCATTCATTGTATATAAGTTTTGATTAGTACAATCTTGTACAGTAATATGATTACAACTAGTTTGTTTATTTATTACCACACCTCTAGGACCTACTTCATATGTATATCCAAAAGGAGAACCATACCAACCTGCAGTAGCAGGTGTTGCACCATCGTGGTCTACAAATATATAGTCATTAACTTGAATTAAATTTTGTGCAGTTCCTGCAACAGGAACGTGGTGAATAGATGTGTTTAATTGTGCCGTACAAGCAGCCGAACTAGTACTTTGAGGTGAAGTAGAAATTATTTCATTTAAAGCAGTAGGACATTGAACATTAAAGTTCCAAGCCGTACTATTACAAGGTCCAATAAAAGTAAAGTTAACTATGGCAGGACTTGCATTTGGTTTAGGAATAACCATAACACAATCACCCGGCTGACCGGCAGTCAACTGAGATTGACCTGCTTGTATTTGAACAGTAGTAGGCTGATTAGTATTTACAAATTGATTACCTATATACTGAAACACAGGCAAGTTAGGATATGTACCACCACCTGCAGTTCCACAATCCGAACCTGTAGAACCTATGTAAGTAGGAACACCCTGAACTGTACTTTCAAGTAAACCAAACTGAGGAGAACTAACTGTGTTATAAACCACTCCATCATAAGTTGCCATTATACCATCAGGTACACCTATAGGGTCAAACTCAATAATTATAGCACCTGTGTCGTTTACAGTACCACCCACATCCATATCTAATTGATAAACACCTTGTGCTCCGTTTCCATTAATTTGTGTTCCACAAGGGGTTGCACAACTCGGACAAGGTTGAGGAGGTAGTAGATAACAGTTAGAACCATTTAAAACCTGCTCTCTAGAAGTTACACCATCAGAATAAAATCCTGCTGCAGCACAAGTAGTTAATGCAGCATCATCATATACTGCAGTTGCGTTATTTAAAGTTGTTCCGTCTATATAAAAATTACTCATAATATTTAATTTTAAGTTGGTGTTTCATCACAGTTACAACAAGAATCTTCTAGTGTGCCTCTTCTACATAAATCAATTGCCGTAGGAGTTCTATAGTCATATATAATATATAAATATTGTTCATTCCCATTAGGTACTGTAAAGTCTGCTTTATAATAATCAGGAGCCAAAGAAGAATCTATAGGTGCTGCTACACTAGAAGCTGCAATAGCTTGAGCAACTGCTTGAGGTGTATTAGCATACAATGTATTACTTCTTAGGAATCTAAACTTATTAGTGTTTAAATCAAATGTCGCATCATCTTGACTGTATTTGTTAAATGCCATTGTTACAGTAGAACCATCAGGAGGTATACTTCCAACACCTTGAACACCTGAGTTTATTTGGTAATAACTAACAACAGGGTTACCTGCTCCTGACAAGAATGTTACTCCTTGAGAATTAATAGGTGATTGGTATCCATTTTGTTCCCAACTAAAATCATTATGAATGGTATCATCTGAATCTAAATCACTAGTAGCACATATATATACTACTGCCATTTCTTTTGGTTCAGGACAATTGACTATAAATTCAATCTCTACACTTCCTGAACTCACAACATTTAAATCAAATGTTGTGGTTTGTGCTAAACTTTTATCAAAGCTTAAAGTACCTGATGTTGTAACAGGACCTGTAGATACTGCTACTCCATTATAAGTTGCAGTTAAAACTGTGTTTCCTGTAATGTTTATAATATTATAAACTATATCTACTTGACCTACAGGGGTTCCTAACTCATAACAATTATCTAATTCATTATTTAGTTGAACTAAATATTGACCTGTTATACCACACTCTATACAAACCTCCTCTATAGGTAGTGATATATTGTTAGCAGATAAAACAAACTCATTCATATATGGGTCATAGCCTCCAAGTTTTTGAGTATCAACTTGAGTATTAAATAAATCTCTAAACCAACTACGCATACCAAATGAAGATATTACCATTAAAGAATCATTTGTGTAACTCGTACCACTTAGCATTAATACCACTCCTCTTTTGGCATCAGTAAAATATTTTTCAGGACCCCATTGAACAAAGCTTTCAGGGTTATTACTTATACCAAACTCTTCAATCCTAGCTATCTGTGTTCCTAAGACTTCAGGTACTGACTGTAATAAACTTCCTGTCCCTGCATCTGATAGTAAGTTTTTACCTGACAACACATAAGATATTTTATCCTCTTGTAATGTTAGTACATCTGTTTCTCTAGCAAATAATTTTTCAATAGGACCAAAAGACTCTTCTAAAGCTTTGAAGTTTAGTAGTCCTCCATTGAACTCATTTAATCTATTAATGTTAGACTCATCATTAAATACTCCACTATATGTTATATCTGCAAACCTTCTTATCTCTTGATAATCTAAAGCCTGTGTAGAAGTTACCCTGTTTCCAAATACTAATTCTTTACCAAGTAAACTATCTCTTACTTTATAACTTTCTACACCATTACCAAAAGAGTAACAGTTAAATAAACCTGTGTTTACTATCCCTGCTTGTGTAGAAGTCTGAGGCTGAATATCTGTAACGTGGCTTCCTTGTGGTGCAGGTTCAGAATCAATAGTAATATTTGTGGGGTCAACAGGAGGTGTTGTAGCACTTGTTGTCATAGTACCACATCTCCCAAAAATTTCAGTAATTGTTTGACTCGGATTACATATTACTTGTTGTCCTACACCGTCAAGGTTTACATAATTAAAAGCAATTGGACTAGGCTCACTTGCATCTACACTTACACTAAAAACACAAGAGTCCGAGTTAGATATAATTGGAAAAGAATCAGCACCTTCATACCAAATGTCAGGTGAAGAATCAATTGGTTCTGACTCAAATACAATAGTATCTTCTGCTCTAAATACTGTAATTTTTATTCTCGCAAGTGACCTTTGTTTTTTTGTTCTACTACAGGCTCTTGTTCCTCTTACAAGAAATAATAATTGATTTGATGTATTGTTTCTATAAAACTGATAATAGTTTGTACATAAATCTTGTGGTATATCACTTGTACTATCTCCTAAATCACTTTCAAGTAATGTAGATAAATAAGTGTTTGCCGGTGGACAAGAATTATCTCCTGCATAACCAACTCCATTGTCTAGAGTATCTCCAATGTTGTCACCATTAAACCAATCCATAAAGTTATCATAATCACTACTTGCAGCATATGTTTCTGACAACTCATACGTTCTTCTTTCACAAGCATTATTACCATCCCCTCTACCAATTCTTCTAAAGTAAAAATCAAATACAATTCTAGAACCTGCAGGTACATCATAATCTGTAAAAGATGAACCCGGTATATCAGGGTCTGCTCCATCTAAGTTTACAGGATATTTAACTAATGGGTAATGGTCGCTTCTGTCTGCCGTTGTTTGTCTTTTTCCAAAGTCTACAACTGCACCTTCGTCTACTTCAGCATTAAACTGAGTAGTATTTATTTTCATATATGTTCCTGATGGTTGGGGAACAAACTCATCTGCACCTCCACCCTCTACAGGAATCTCTAGAAAGTCTTCAGTCTTTGATTCTTTTTCTAATACTGTAGCAGTAACACATCGAGTCAATGGACCTTCTGTATCTGTCTTAACTATTAGCCTTTGACCTTCAGTAATTTTAGAAGAGTTCTCACCTTCTAACAAAAAATATGCTGCAGAAGTATTTGGGTCTTCAAAAAATATATTAGTATAAATTGTTTCATATTTTTCTTTATCAGGCTTTACAACAAACTTATATCTTTTTGCCCAAGATGGAGCAATTTGTGTGGTTGGTATAGTTACTTGAATACTGTTTTTAAAGTAAGACATTCCACAGGGAAAGTGCTCAGTATTATTAAGACTAACTAAAGTTGGTGTTGCTCTATTAAATTCATCCATATACACCATACCAACTTCATAACCTCTATTGCTATGAAGACTTTCACCAACTCCAATTTTAGCATATACAACTTCTCCAAATGTAATTTCAAAATATTCATATACATTTTGAGTAGGTGTTGCAATATCATCTACAAATTGTACTGCAGGTAATTTAAGTCCAATAGTATTAGAACCCGGACTAGCTTCAATCTGAATTGGCTGAGGTCCACCTGTACTTATACCACCATCAAACTTATTTAGTAAATCTAAGTCAGAAGGTATACTACAGTAAAACACATCAGTAAATGTGGTTCCATTACAAGAATTATTTTCAGGGTCTGCTGCATCTTGTAAAGGTTTAATGTTACTTAGAGTACCAACTTGGTCCTGAAAACTTTGGCTTGTTGCATACTCGTAAACACTATTAAAATTTTGGTTCACATTAAATATAAATCCTATTTCTTGTTCAGGAGTTTCCTCAACAGGAAATGGTGCAGTACCATTAAATGATTCGTGTTTATATTTTAAAGTAACTTGAATTGCTGCTCCTGAAACTAATTCAATGTCACTTGGAAAGTCTATTTCAAACTGTGCTTGTGAAGTGTTACTAGGTCCTATACTATAATTTACCGAAGCCACACCATCATCTACGTCTTTTAAACCAATGTCATCATTAGTTTGAGTAGTAAAGAATGTCAACCTTGTTGGGTTTCCTTGATAGTCAATTAAGTCATAACCTTCAACATAATTACCATACATCAATCTATTACCCATTAATGTTTGTGCCTTTGCTAATCTAGGAACATTATCAAACAATCTTAGTATTTCAGCTTCAGGAAGAATTGTAAATATCTTACTGTTAGTAAAGGTGTATGTATAATCTTGATTGTCGTTATATGCGTTTTCTACTTTATCTAGTTTCTCTATAATCTTTACGACATTACTATCGTTGTCCTTGAATAATAAATCTATACCCTTTACTAGTGGACCACCTGAATTAAAAGTAATCTCAGCAGTATTAGTAAAGTTTATCATTCCTTCATTTAAATAACTATCAGGAGAAAATAAAAAGCCACCGGGAGTAAATGCTGCAGTTGAATACTGAGATGTAGCAGAATACTCATCATCGTTATATTTATATCTATATCCAAAACAAAGAAATCTATCCTCCATATATGTAGACTCACCTGCCGTAGCAAGTAATCTAACATTAGGAGAACTAGTAGGTGGTTTTTTAATAACCATAATTTCATCATATGTGAAACCATCTAACCCATTAGCAGGGTCACCATAATTAAAATTTACATTAATTTTTCTTGGAGGATTTGTATTATCTGTAAAAAATAAAAGTCTATTATCTACAAAGTCAACACCTGTTATAAGATAATCAGGGTCAAAGTTTAATGTTGTTTTAGTTCCCGAACCATCGTCAACACTTATAACGTGATATGTAACTGCCTGTGAAATTGTATTATAAGAACAAATCATATCGACAATCCCTGTTGGAGAACCTGCACCTTCAAAGGTTGGGTCGTGTACAAACCAATAAATAGTTTCATTAGCACTATCTTCATATGCTCCAATACAACGAGCAGCATCACTTAGTGGTGTACCATTATATCTTATGGTAGTCAGCTTGTCGTTACCTTTAGAATTTTCAATAACTCCAATCTCTGCTCCTTCAGTAGAACCCATACGAACATTCAATGCATCAATGTACTCCCCGTTTGGAACGAGTCGTTCATCAACCATTTTATTCATTTTGCCCTGCGTAAAGTTTCTTGTCGTGTTTGCCATATTACTTAATCCACTTATCTCTACCCCTCATATTCATTAATAATCTTCCGGGGTGTATATTACTTATTCTAATTTTTGCATTTCTCAATAGTGCTGCACTTTTCTTTCTAAGTCTTGCTACTATATATTCCTGAACTCCTACTTTAGAGCCAAGGATTGCATATTCAATAGCTGCATAAATGTAATCTTCAAACAGTTTGTTTACTTGTACCAAACCATCATTACCATTTTCCATACCATCAGAAACATACTCAAGTATGATTAACTCATTAGCCACACCTGAACTAAAATTAATTACACCACCTTTAGGGTTAATCTTAAAAGTAGGATTTGCATTAGCAGTTTCTGTGTTTAATCCATAACGTGCACCAATGCCATATTCAAAATACCAATTACCATCACAACAATATCCGGACTTTCCATACATCTTTGAATTTTGGTTTAAGTATATTGATTGTTTACCACCTCTAATTCTTTCGTAATCAATAGTAGAATTTTGTGGAGATAAAGCATTACCATCAATGTCAAATAATATTCTACAATCATTGTCTTGTAAATATGCACTTGACCAATTGGTTTGTATATTTTCTGTTAAAGGTTTTAGTAAACCATTTTGATATAAAGAAACTCTTACCCAATTAACATAGTCAGATGGTAAAACATATCTTAGTGTATCACATACGTTTAGTTCTAAGATTTTTATTTCTTTAAATGCATCATAGTTCAATTCTTGTATTGCACGTTTTGCGTGAAATAAAACCTTGTATCTTTCTTCATTATTAACAAGACTATGATTTCCTGAATACATTAGCATAAAATTGTTAACTATATCTTCCAAAGAAACATATTGATATGAACCCCAATTTGCATTCTCAGGTTGTTGTCCACCATTCTCGTAATATTGATATTGAGTTATATAAGCCATAATTATCTTTCTGTTGTTGTGTTAGCAGTTTCTTGTGCCTGTCCAAATTGTACTGAACTTACTTCTCTAATCGACATACCTGCGTACTGTAATATTTTATTTACCAAATTGACCTCATCATCTAGAGGTAATTCAAAGTCCTGATAGTCTGCAGCACCTTGGTCAAATGAAGGTTCGCCACCGGGTAAATCAACATATGTCCATTTAGGTGGTTTAGGGAATCTAATGTATTGACATTGAACCGAACCATACTCATCTATAGTATCAGGATATAAAACTAAATTTGGTTCTTGATGTGAGTAAGCCGGAAACATTAAGTTAGGAGCAGTAAGTATTGAGTTGTTCAACATAGTTATCTTACTATTCGTAACTTTTTCAGCTTCTTTAACAGGCTTAGTTGAATATATCAAATACTGCATTTGTGGGTTTATAAAACTATCAAATGGATTTCCATTGTAGTCAACTAAAGTTAATTCAGT